TACTAGACGATGATGCACAAAGAGATATTACAGAGATGCGTAGCTTGTTGGAAGCTTGGCGTGACACTCGTAAGTCTATCTGGTCTACAGTAGTAAAATTAGCTACCGTTGGAGTCCTGACGTTTATTGCAGGTGCGGTATGGATGACGATGGGTAAGTAAAGGTAAAGTAGAATGGCAACATACAGTAACGAAGAAATTGCAGCAGCAGCACAGAGTGGTAACTGGGATCTAGTTGCAAGCATGACTGCTGCAAACAGTGGTCAAGAAACTGGTAGTATGAGTCAGGCAGAAATTGACCAATTTGAAGCTGATGTTGCAGCTGGGCAACAAACTGCTGCAGATCTTGAAGCTGCAAGTGCTCAAGATGCACTTCAAAACTCTATAAGTTCTAATGCTAGTCTTTCAGACATTCAAGCTCTAGCAGACCTAGTTTTTCTTGCTCAAAATACAGGTGTTTCGACTGCTAAGATGAATGCTGCTTATGAAGCAGTTGGACTTGATCCCAACGATAATTTTGCTTTTGTAGAAGCTAATGAAATACTTCGTGGTGCTGGGTACAATCCAGGTACAAATGAAGGTTTCTATGGTAATAATACGGCAAATGATGTTTCTGCACAAATTTTGTATGAACGTTGGCAAGATGCACCTACTGAAGATGATCTCATTGAAGCTGGTCTAGATCCTGATAGCTATGTTGTTGTCAATAATAACGTTGCTAACCAGACCTATCTTCAAAATAAACTAGCTGAACTTGGTGTAGATGCTTCCTCTACAAATGCTAGCCTTCAAAATTTAACCGAAGGTCAGACTATTGAGCAAAATAGGATTGATTTTGATAATAGATTAGCAGGTACTAGCAACACTTTCTGGAGTCAGTTTGAATCTCCTTCAGAAGCTTCTTTGGATATGCTTGAGTGGGATCTTATTAAGAAGAAAATAAAAAACACAGGTACAGGTACTGGAACTGTTACAGGTTTAACAGGTACTGGTACTACAACTGGTAGTGGTGGTATTACTGAAGGTTATACAGCAAGTCAAGATGCTTTAGGTATTCCAGACTCTGCAGTCTTACCCACATTTACTAACGGTGTATCTCAGGTAAGTGATGGTGCATCTGGTACATACACAGTACCAGCACAAACATTTGAGCAAAATGTTAGAGATCAGGTTTCAGATTTACAAAATAGAGCAGCTCAACAAAACTTTACCTCTCCTCAAACTATAGCAGAAAAACAAGCTGCTGGTGAAGATATTGCTTCGTATGCTATTTCTCAAAAACTATACCGTAATCCCAATACTGGGCATCAACTTTTTATTCCTTTCCAAGGTGATCAGCCACTACAAGCAATTCCTGCAGGTTATTACGAAGTAAACCAACAGACAGGTACTATGGGTACTGGAGTATTTAATCCAATTACAGCTGGAGGTAATACTGCTACAGGTGCTAACTCTGGTGGATACATTCAAGGGTTTAACGAGGCGTCTATACCAAACCCCAATCCTATTGACCCAAGTCAAATCTACGGTAATGTAAGTTTTCAAGATCCAGTTACTGGTCAAGTAGTTACACAAACTGCTGCAGAGTACATGCAGTCTCTGGCAAACAAACAAGCTCAAGCTACTTTTAACCCTGCCACCTCTGTGTCAATGTCTGGTGTATCTACTATGGCTGAGTTGGGTTACGAGTATAATGAAGACGGTACAATTAAGTTAGACCCTGCTACTGGACAACCAATAGTAAAAGAACTAATGCCTGGAACTGTTATAGAGTCTACTGCAGGTCAAGCACAAGCACTAGCTCCTGTTATTGGTAAAAGACAAGCTATGGATGCTGAAGGCAACCTTATGTTTGATACTGCAGGGCAACCTATTATGGTTGGTGCTGATCCTGCACAGGTTAGCCAAGTAGTTCAAGCTAAAGGTCCAGGTACTCCTGCAATTTACGATGAAGCAGGTAACCTTGTATCTGCAGCAGTAGATATTCCTGGAGCAGCTCAAGTAGGTTTAACTACAGCAGCACCTGGAATAGCCACACAGCTTGAAGGTGGTACAACAACAAACTACCAAGGTATGGCTGATGCAGTTCCTGGGGCAACTTGGGATGTAGTAAGTGGTACATTCACACTAAACGGCATTCAATACACACCCGATCAATTTGTACAAGCTAACAACCTAAATGTTGGTGATTTTATGACCACTACTGGTGGTCTGCAAGCTGCTCAGATGGTTGGTGGTCCTTCTCAAACTATTACAGGTCAAACAGCAGATACTACCTCTGTATCAGGATTAACAAGTGCTACTGGTGAATCTATAGATATCACGGGTGCTCCTACTCGTACTTTACAAACAGGTCCAAACGGAGAACTAATCACTGGTACTGGTGTAGACCAAGCTGCAGTACAAGCAGCCTTTGGTGCTGGTGAAGTACAGGCAGCATCTGTACAAGACGAACTAGCAGGTCTTATGGCTCAGTTTGAAGGTGGTGAAACACCAGCATGGGCTGCAGGAGCTATGAGAAATGCTACTGCACAACTTGCAGCTAGAGGTCTTGGTGCTTCGTCTCTTGCAGGTCAAGCAGTTATCCAAGCTGCTATGGAAGCTGCTCTACCTATTGCTCAGATTGATGCTGGTAACAAACAGCAAATGGCTTTGTTTAAAGCAGAGCAAAGAGCTAAGTTCTTAGGTATGGAGTTTGATCAAGCTTTCCAAGCTAAGGTTATGAATGCAGCCAGAGTGTCTGAGATTGCCAACATGAACTTTAGTGCAGAACAGCAGATTGCTCTTGAAAACTCTCGTGCTGCTAACACGATGGAGTTAAACAACTTAAGCAATAAGCAAGCTTTGATTATGGCTGAAGCTGCTGCATTGTCGCAGTTAGATATGGCTAGCTTGTCTAACTTACAACAAGCACAAGTACAAAATGCTCAGAACTTCTTGCAGATTGACCTGGCTAACCTTAGCAACTCTCAGTCTACAGCATTGTTTAAGGCACAACAGGTTACTAATGCAATGCTTAGTGATACAGCTCAAGCAAATGCCTCTGCACAGTTTAATGCTACAAGTCAAAACCAAACTAATCAGTTCTTCTCAAACCTTGCAGCTCAAGTATCACAGTTTAATGCAGCACAACAGAATGCTATCAACCAGTTCAATGCTGAAGAAGTTAATGCAATTCTTGAGTTTAACTCTGCACTGCAAAACCAACGTGAGATGTTTAATGCTCAGAACTATCTTGTTGTAGCTCAGGCTAATGCTCAGTGGAGACAGAACATCAACACTGCAAACACAGAAGCACAAAACGTTGCTAACTTAACATATGCTAAAGAAGTAAACGGGCTTACTCAGAAAGCTCTAGATGACTATTGGCAAAAAGAACGTGATATTATGTCGTATGCCTTTGCTCAGTCTGAGGGTGCTGCTGATAGAGCACTTAAGATTATGCTAGGTGAAATGGATCTAGATGCACTAAGAACTAAACTAGACTTTGCTGAAGATAATGCTAAAGCTGAGTTCTGGTCAGATCTAATCTTTGGTGACATGAGCTTTAGTGACGTATTTAAACTTCCAAAGGTAGGATAAGATGAGTAAAGCACCCTATTTAGCATATTTAAAAAACCTCAGAGAAGCTCCTGACAAAAGAGCAGCAATGGCAACTTCACCTACAAAAGGTCTTGGAGGTCAGAGGTTAGCTAAAGCTGACTTAGCTGTGTATGAAGATGGCCCAGAAGAAATTCTAGCTCAATTAGCTAGGGATATTAAAATGCCTGAAGAAACAAAGATGAAACTCTTTGAAAGTCAAAGGTCTAATAGGGCACTTACTACTGATGATGGTACTCCTATTACTCTTGACGAAGCAAATGCTATGATGGAAGAGTATGAGGAAAAACCTACACCGCCTTCTGGTGGCTTGATGTCTCCTGCAGCAGAGGATACACCCCCTTCTGTAGACTCTAAAGATCCTGTACTTGAACCATTTCAAAACACTATCTCTATTCTAAAAGATGATGCAGAGTTTATGACTCAGCTAAGTAGTATGACTGAGAAATACCCAGGACTTACAGAACGTGAGATCTTCATGGTTGCTGCCAAGGAAAGTGGTGTAGGAACTAATATGGGTAAAGCAGGTAATATGTTTCAGATATTAGGTACTCCTGCAGAAGAAGCTGGTATAGACTTGAAAAAACTTAATGCATCTGATAACATGACGGACCACTTAAAAGCTTTGGAGAAGTACTTAGATCGTTGGGGCTACGATGGTGAAGCACCCCTAGGTCTTGTAATTGCTGCACCTGGGTATAGAAATGCTTCTCCAGATACTGTTGTTTATGAGGCAGGTAGTAAAGAAGCAAAAGCAAATCCAGGTTGGCTAGACTCAAGTGGTAATGCTACTGTGGCAAGTATAACAAAATTTTATAGGGGCCAATAAAAATGATTTTTGATAGACCACAACCAGGGTTTTCATTAACTCAAGAACCAAAAGGTGCACCTTTCGAAAACCCTCCAGAGATTGTAGATCCAGAAGAGGCAGCAAAGTTTCATTTAGATAACATGAACAATGCCAATGCTTTTGAAGATATTGCACACTTTCTGGAATCAGGTTTAGATATTCCTACACTTGTGCAAGGCATTCTTCGTAGTGCTGTATTTCAAGGTGTACACAGCATTGATGTTAGCCTTATCATTGCACCTATTTTACATGAGTTTATTAAAGATGTAGCAGAAGCAACTGGTACAGACTATGATGAAGGTATCAGTGATGCAGAAGAAAGAGCTGTCATTCGTTATCAACGTAATGTAGCTCGTTCAGAAAAGATGCTTAAAAAGCTGGGCATAAATGCTGAAGAAACTATGTCTGGTGAAGAAAAACCAGATAGCATGGAAGACCAGATGGAAGCTATGATAGTAGCTGACGAAGAAGAAAAGCCTATGGAAGAAACTCCTATGGAGGAGCCTACAGAGGCACCAATGGAAGAACCAAAGGGTTTGATGTCTAGGAGTGTAATGTAATGTTTGTAGGTTTAGTCAACAGAGAAAGACGAATTAGAGCTAGAAGAGAGGCACTTGAAGATCAGGAAGCTGCTAAAAAGACATGGCTAGAACAGTTTAAGTTGAAGAACGAAACTGAGATGGAGAACTGGCAAACTCAGAATGAGATCACTAATCGTCAACAAATTGAACAAGAAGACCGTGCTGCTAAAAGAGCTGCTATAGCAACTGCAGAAGATCGAGCATTCCAACTGGATTTAAGAAAGCTAGATCAAAATTGGTGGAAAGAGCAGCAGAAAATTTTAAATGAAAATGCAAAGCAAACAGCCATTGACGATCATAATAGACTAGTAGCTTGGGACAATGATAAGTTTGAACGTAATAGAAAAGCTGCCCTTGTAGATCTAAAAGAAGAGCTTGGACTTAGAACGGAAGCTGTTAACAGTCAGTTTGACTATCAGTTTGGAGTTAAAACTGAAACAGCTAGAAAAGTTGCTATTGCTGAACATGCAAATGAAATGCAAAAAATCTTATTTGAAAGAGTCATGGATGGTAAAGTTATCGGTGCAGACTTTACTACTGCTGTTGGTGGTACTACCGACCCTACAGCTCAGATTGCTCAGTACTCTGCAGCTATCACTGCTCTAGGTGTATCTAAAGATAACCCCGTACTGGCTAAACTTGCAGGTCTAAACAACCCTGCAGTTATGAAGTCTACGTTTGATACACTACAAAAGTACCACACACAAATTGTAGAATCTGGTCAAACAGGTCCAGCAGCTCTTGAGACATTTATGGAAGGTGCTAACGAGTACCTAGGTAACATACAGATTACACCTGCAGATCTTGCTAAACCTGATGCAATTATTAAGCAGATGGAAACTATTCTAGGTAAGCCATTGGATGCTTTAACTAAGTCTATTATCAAGAGTATGCCACAATCAGGTACTGCCATTGCAGTGACAGAACCTACACTTGTTGAACCACTAGATGTGTCTAAACTTGGTGAATGGAAAGAAGTAATTACTGAGAATGCAGTTGCAAGAGCTAGAAGTGAAAAGACTGCATTGAGCAAAGCTAAAACTTCTGCACTTGAGATGTCTAAAAATGGTAATGCTGAACAGCAAGCTACTGCTTCTGCATTACTAGACTGGATAGGTAAACGGGATCTAGAAGTTTCAGAGGCTTTAGACTCCGTTAAAAACAAAGACTACTACGGAGTGGTCAGCCTGTATGGTAATAGTGTGATTGAAGAAGCTAAAGCATCACAGCCTAAGCTTGAGTCTGCAATACTGCCAGACTATATGAGAGAAGCTAAGGATGCTGCACCTGTTGTCGTACCTAACACACAAATGCTTAGAATGCTAATTGAGTATGGAATCATCAAAAAAGGTGACATGGTAACTTATACCAGACCTGATGGAAAAACTGTGACAGGTCCATACAAAGGAGAATAATATGGCAGACGGATTTACTCTAAGTGACTTAGAGGAAGATGTTGTTGCTCCTTCTGTAGAGCCTGTTGTACCGACACCAGAGCCAGAAGAAGAAAGCACTGGATTTAGTTTAAGTGATCTAGGCACTGAGTTAGAGATACCTCAAACGACAACAGAACAAGTCCAAGACTTAACTTCCCCCTTTTCATTATCTGATCTTGAAGCACCAACTAGTTTTACACTAGAGGGTGAAGATCGTTTTATCAATGTCTACGATGCTTTCGAGAAGTATGACAATCAGCCCCTTACCAAGGAACAGGTACTAGCTGACCCAGACCTTATGGAGATTGTCTACCAATCTCTTGAGGCAAGATTCCCAGAAACAAAAGCTTTAGGTAAGTTAGCTAAAACCACCACTGGTCTAGCAGGTGGTGCTACAGGCGGTTCTGCACTTATGAACCGTAACTATAGAGCTATGGACAAAGAAAAAGCATTTGAGATCTATCAAAACTACATGAGATCTTTTGATGCTGCTCAGTCTGTAACTGTGGCAAATGAGATCGGCTACACTATGGGTGTAGATGACGAAACCAAAAGGCGTCTTGCTGGTGGCTATCTACTCTTTAATCAGATGGATAATATCTTTACTGGCGAAGGTAGCTGGGGTGAGATGTTTGACGGTATCAGAGACTACACTGTGGCTACTGTATGGGATCCTACAACACTACTGTCGTTTGGTGCAGGTAAAGCACTAGGCTGGGCTGGTACAAAAGCTACTGGTAAGTCACTACAAAAGATGATGACTGCTGCTTATGCAGATGCTATATCTAAAGGTGCCACAAAGAAAGCTGCTACCATTGCTGTAGGTAATGCTGTTGCTAAGGCAATGCCAATGGCTACAGTAGATGCTGCACTAGCCTTTGGTCAAGACCTGGGTAGACAGATGCAGTTGATTGATGTAGGTGCACAGGAGAAGTACAGCAAAGCTGAGGGTGCTCTTACTGCAGCAGGGTCTATTATATTCCCTGCACTTGCAGGTGGATCTGCATTATTTAAAGAAGCTCGTAAGTCTGGCTTTGCTGAAAACACAATCCTGTCGTATAAGAACATCGACAGTATGATCAAGAAATACGGTGCAGATGAAGCTTGGGAAAAACTTGGGCAAGCACTTGATAAGAACGGTTTGTTCCAATCTCTTGATGAACAGTTTGGTACACTGTCTGCCAGAGGTAAAATAAACTTCTTACCTTGGGAACAAGCTAAAGATGAAGCTGATAGGTTGATTGCTGCAAAAGGTAAAAAGAGAAGAGACCTTGCAGCTAACAATGCATTCTTCAAGTTCTTCTGGTTTGGTGATCCAGACAATGGAGTTAAAGGTTACTTTGAAGCATTGAATGATGCTGGCTTTGTAATGCATCCAGAGATACTTAAGAAGTACAAGACAACTGGTGCTTTCTCCAGAACTATTCGTTTTATCAACCCATCTAAATTAGATAAACTAGTTAAGAACTGGGAAAATGAAACAGGTTACGTACTTGATGGTGTACGTACAGATAAGGGTAAAGTATCCCCTGCCCTAATGGAAGCTGTTATGAAAAACAGCATGAGCTTGTCAGGTGAAAACCTGTGGATTGCATCTGAGCTATCTAGGTTACAAAAGGCAGGTGTTAGTAACAAGGATATGCTTGAGTTGTACAAGAGGGTACAACCTTCTGAAGGTCCGAAGCACAATCAAGCTGCTTTGTCTATGTACAAACGATTAATTACTTCTCACCTATCTACAACTGGTGCAAACCTTCAAGGTTTTAAGACACTTGTCTCACTAAATACTGCTGCAGACTTTGTAACTGGTGCCATTGACCTTACTCGTGGTGCTATTATGAAAGGTCTGGGTAACGAAGAGGCGGCTGTGAAGTTTTATAACAGAGCCTATGGTGAGTGGGGTGGTATGATTCGTAGAATGGCGGATGGAGTATCTCCAGATATACCTATTGAATATGCTGATGCTGTTCTTGATATGAATCCTCAGATAGCTGAAAAATTATTTAGAGATGTTGCAGGTGATGGTGGTGTCAATGACTCTTTAGCCATGTTTAATATCGACAAAAGTAATAAGATATGGGCAGCAGCTGATGCTTACACCAAGGGTGTACAAACTTTAACACTAGCCAGACTTCAAGACAATCTTACTAAACGTTTTGCTTTTGGTACAAATCTTAATCAGGGGATTATGAAAAAGTATGGAATAACTCCCGAAGAATTTTTCTCTGACCCTGATGTAGAATTTAAAATGGCTACAGCAGAGTTCCGTTTAATTATGGAGCAAGCTGCTCAACGTACTATGAGAGAAACAGCTTCTGTAAACTGGTCTACTCTACCTGCTACAAACTTTATGAGAAAGTCTGCAAGGTATATTGAAACAATTACTAACCGTTCCATTGGTGGTTATGTTGTACCATTTGGTAGCTTCTTAAACACAACTGTTGCAACAGCAGGTGATCTAAGTGGTGTAAACTATTTTAGATATGTAGGAGCTAAAACTATTGGTAAGCAAATAGACCCTGTAACAGAAGATGGTGCAGAACTATTTGCAAAGATGGTTGTAGGTTGGGGTGCAGTTAGTTACGGTGTTGGGGGTCAAATAGGCTTCGAAGCTGACACAAATGACAATGCTATTGAGAGAATACAAAGTGGTCTGACTTGGAAGCAAGATAGAATGCCTGACGGTACAGTAAGAAACCGTGAGTTTGAATGGCCGATGTCTCTTATCAGAGCTACTAGTCAAGCTATTGGACATGGTATGCTTGAAACTGGTGAAATGGATATGGCCAAAGTTGGACAACGGTTGTTGACTGATAGTGATTTCCGTAAAAAATTTATGGGAGCCATTCCAGAAGATCTTTGGGTTGACCTCACTGTACAAGTAGGTCCAGGACAAGCATTACGTGATCTTGATGATCTAGGCAACTCAATGAATAGATCTTGGCAGATGGCAAAAGAAGGTGACTATGGCCCACTAGCTTACAGCATACTGGCTGCATCTGGTTCTAAAATAGCTTCAGGCTTTACTCGTCACCTTGACCCAGTAAACACTGCATACGGAATGTTTAACAATGCAGAGATGAATCCTGATCTACGTCAAGGTAATAAGTTTTTTAATGATGCAGGTCGTTATATAAATCAGTTAAATCCATTTAGTGGGGTAGAGGATCTAGAACGTAGAGCTACACCAACAAGAGGATTTGCTTCTGGTAAAGATGTAGATGTTGGTAAGCAACTTATGGTTAGATCTGGTAAAAACCCTAACCTAGTTGAGTCTATATTTAACTCAGCAGGTGCCAATATCTTTACCCAAGTACGTTTTGATGGACCTGCTAAAGTAAAAAACTATGTGGATGGATTACTAGCTCCTGCACTGCAGATACAAGCTGAACTAGCAATGGCTGCAAACCCAGACTACTTTACATCTTATTCACAGGAGGAAAAGGAACAAGTAGTTAAAAAGATAAGTGATAATGCCAAGGCTATGGTGCTAGACCAAATGGAAAATGGTGGTGTAGTACCTCAGAGCATGGATATTGTTCGTAGACTTAGCAGAAATAAAAAGACAACAGAAAAGGTTTTGGACCTGTTACCATTTGATTTTAGTGGTCTTGATACCTATGACCAAAAGATGGAAAAGATTTTAGAGATGGAGGATGGTTATCAACAACTGCTGAAGATCAAAGGTTTAGTAGACACCTACGATGATTGGAGTTCAACGATAACAAACTTTTAAAAAAGGGGGCATCAAGCCCCCTCTTTTTATGTATCATCGTCTAGCATATAATCTGCCCAATCATATGCTTGCCGTTTTATTTCTCGCATATCGTTACTCGACCTTGCCCCTGCCAACAGACCAGTTAAAGCCTGACCCGCCAAGTAGATTCTTGCAGTCAGGCTTTTTGTTGTAGGAGCTTTACGTTTTCTCTGAGAAAACTTTTTTGCTTCTTTCTCTAAGCTCTCTTTCAATTACTAGCTCCTTGTTTTTGAAGTAGGCTTTGTTAAAACCCATCTCCCAATCCCTATTATCTTTTGTATTAACTTGGTAGGGATTGCCCAAGTCACCTTTGAGAAAGGATTGGTATCCTTCGTTAAACGGTTTCATCTTTTGCTTTGATGTTGTATTAGTGCTTCTAGGTACCATCTTGCTTTCTTCAAATCCTCTAGACCATTCTTGTAACGCCAACGATGTAAGTACTTCGCAACGTTACCCCTATAATAACCGATAAGTTCCTCATCTGTCAAGATATCTTTGATATAATCAATACACTCAATATCACCTTGACCGTAGTGTGCAGGTTTGTTTACGTTATCTGCAGGTACTACATTATGAAACTCTATTTGTTTTTTCATAGTATGATTAACTCCGCTTCTGTATAAGGGATGTGAAAGAACAACTCACCTGGTTTAATGTATCTACCTTTTGCTTCACCAAGACTTTCTTTAGTTAGCAAGAAGTCTCTGATACGCCAAGCTTGTTTGAGGTCTCTACGAAAGACGTAGAAGTTAAGAACACCGTTCTCACTTTGATACTTATCAAGTAGACGTTGTTTACGTTCTGGAATACGAATCTCTCGCCAAGTTACTGGCCAGTCTCCTTCCCATGCTACCTTAACTTCTGCCTCATTAAAATATGTATAGCCGTGTTTCTGAGAGACAACATCTACGTGGTAGTTTTCTTCAGTGTTGACTAGAACATGCCCCTTCTTTGTGAGATACGCTGTTAAAGCATCCTTAGCTTGTGAATCGTATGCTTCGTACAAAGCACGGTTAAATTGTTTTCTTACTGGTCCCAACAGACTGTCTCCATTTTAATTCGTAGAGCAGTTTATTCTGCTCGTACTCTGACATTATACACCATTCACGAATCTCGTCAATAGTGCGGTAACACCCTGCGCAGTATCCATCTTCTATCCGACAGATTTTTACGCAGGGTGACTCTACTTGGCTCAAGCTCCTATGTCTACGATTTCGCATACATCACCAGTACAAGCAAATGTTTGACTTGATGCAGTGGTGTCTTCTTTTTCGTAGTCACTTAGCTTAGACCAGTCGATTTTGTCTGGCATTGATGATAGTAGTGTTTGATAATCAGACTTACCAATCTCTTGATATGGTGCCTGTTGGTAAGTGTGTTCGTTATAAGGCAAAAACGATACACCAGACATCTCATCAAAGTGATCATAGACAAAAGCACCAACCTCAAACCACTCGTCTTTCTTTACGTTGATTGTGACAGAAGGTTTATGTTCACACCAATGTCTCTGATACATCAACCACATTTGCAGTTGATCAATGGCAGATAGATCAGAAGTAACTACAGCTTTGTTAGGAGCTTTTACAGGAAAGCTAAACACTGTAGTCTGATCAGGTTTAAATACATCAGGTTCACTAGGAATACCCTGATCTTTCATAAACGTTGTTAAGGGGTCTTTGTTATCTCCTCTAACGGTTCTAACGTAATAATTTGAATGTCGTGCGTGGATTCCAGAGGCACTGTCAACGAGCTGGGATACCGTTCCCGAGGGCTTAATACAGCTAATAGCAGCAGAGTGAGGAATACCAAAAAGATCAGCATACCTAGCATTTGTTTCAATAGCAACTTCACGAAGTCTTTCAAGAGTTTTATCCAATCCTTTATTCTTCAAGGTCATTAATGGATTGTCCATTATGCCTGTGAGAGACACACCGAGCAGTCGTTCATCTTCTGTATTTCGTTGCCACACCTTTCGCAGATATGGAAACTTGGTGTAGGTGGACTGGATCGTTCCCAGAATAGTTGCCAAACGGACTTTTCGTTCCAGATCATCCACATTGTCTGTAGCCCTGACCACAACTTCTGTGAGGTTGCAGAACTGATACGGGCGGAGAATAATCTCACTACAAGGATTAGTTCCAAAATCCCACTCAGTATCACGTCTCCCATTTTTTGAAGCTTGATTTTTAGATGCTTGCCTGTTGAATATTCCACGTTCTCCACTCCCCGACTCTACGAGAGCCATCCACTCACGCATAAAGGATAGGCTATCTGGTTTCTCTGTATATGCGACAGAGTTATTTGCTAAGGCACGTTGAGGATCATTGTCCCACCAGTTGCCAGACTTGGCATGACGCATACGGTCATCACTTAGATTTGATAAAGAGATCATAGCTGATCGACGTACACCGCCTACAACCACTACTTCACCGATCTTACACATCAAGTCATGGCACTCGATAGAGGACAACTTACGTCCCTGTGCACCTTTAAAAATATTGACAGTAAAGTTAAATAGATCAACTAAAGGTGCTGGACCTGATGCTCTACCACCAAAGGTTTTAAGTCTTGCACCTGCAGGACGAACTTGTGAGATATCCCATTTAGGAATTTCACCAGCCCACAGAAGTGCAAGAACCTGACGGAAAGCTTTAGCCCAACCCTCTTTGCTGTCTTTAACTACGACAGTGGTATCACTATCGAAAAGCTCTGGGATGTCTGGAAGTTTACTGATAAACTGTCTTTCAACACTGAATCCTACACCAGTTCCACAGAGAAGGATAAACATAGCTTCGTCAAAACTCTTTGGATCATCGACAGGCAAGTAGCTGCAGTTATACCCTGCAGTGTTGTCACGATACAAGGCTTGGCCAGCTGTCATCATAGCTCTCATGCTAGGCATAATCTCTAGATCAAGAATAGCTGCTTCAATCTCGTCGTAGGTACCATCATCAAAATCACCTGATGCCATCAGCAAAGGTGCTACAACATTCTTCATGTAGCGTTCTACAGTTTCAGGCCAAGACTCACGTCTTTGAGAATCTTCAAGCCAGCGAGCATACCGTGAAGTGTGTATGAAAGCTTGATAATCTGTTGGTAAATAATTACTCATCTTTTGTCTCCTGATCCACCCAAAGTCCCACGAGCTTTACGCCCATAGAGTTTTTCTAAATTTTTAAAAGCAATGTCATGTAGATCTAAGTTAAGATCTCTAGACAGTGCGGCTACATACCACAGTACATCTCCAAGTTCTGCAGCAATACCTTGCCGATCAAAGTTATTATCACGAATCATCTTCTTAACTTTGTTTGCAACTTCACCTGCCTCACCTGCTAAACCTAAAGCAGGATAAAGAACACTGTGTGTGCTGTTGTAAATTGCAGTTCTTGCTGCCGCACTTTGATACTGATTCATAGTCATGCGTTCTTTAAACGCATCTTCATAGTAATCCCAAACCTCTACATCATTCGACACTTTTTACCTCACAATCTTCTACTACTACATCATCTATATCATACAAACTTGCTTCAATTAGCTCACCGATAACATCACAGTTGTCACCAAAGGTTTCAAGAAAGTTTGCATCTGGATCTACTTTTATCTTTATTGACAGCTCGAACTTCATGAACAAGATCCCTAGTTATACTTACCATCAGAGTTCATGTCAACAACAATCGGCTCAATACTACTTACAAAATGTTTTTTCCATTCGTAAGCGTCTTCAAAATCTTCAAACCAAAAGTTATCCTCATTTATTTCTCCATCTATTTCCGTCTTACAGACCATAAAATACTTAGAACCTTCAGGTGCCATTTCAAGATCTTCTTCAGAAACTTCATCAACACTGATTGGACCTTCAGTCACCCCCCAAATTTTTACTTCCATTTCTTTAACAACTCCATGTAATGATCTAAACTGATCATAGTTATCCAATCTTTTCTATCTGCACGAAAGAATACAACTGGCTCTCCTTTGCCGTGTTTACTGGCTTGTTCAATATAATCGTAGGCCATCTTCATACCAGACTTTCTACGCTTTACTTCAATAGTAATAGGGATCTTTTTTCTAGCTGCAGGAGACAACTGGATATCTTCTCCAGTGTCTCCCATAGTTGTGGACTTTATGTCATCAGGTTCAAACTCAGGAAAGGTTTGTAATAGTTTGTCCCTGATTTCATTTTGCCCACCACGACCCTTGGCTTTAGCTGCCCGTGTCATCAAACACCTCTTCAACCTTAGGTTCTTTTTCTACGTGAACGAGATACTCAATACCATATGAGTACTTGAACATACGTAGGTTAGGCCAGCAAACTTTTTTGTACTCGCAGAACTGACAAGACTTGTCCAACTTAGTGTTGGGACTTGCCTTGCTTGCAGGTACGGGTTGAATACGATCTGCAGGTAGGTCACCTGCTACCAGATCTTTAGCCGCAAGCATCTCTTGCTCTTTCGTCTCAAGATCTTTTGTGAAGTCATGAATATCTAAACAGATCTCACCACTGACCTTATCAATGGCGAGGAATGCCCCATGTGTTTTGTCAGTTACAAGTGGGTCATCTTTACCTGCATAGACATAAGAACTAAGTTGACTGATGTAACCAAAGGCATCATTCTCACGTAGTGTACCTTCTTTAAACTTTTTAAAAGCGTAGGGGCTACAAGACTTTACATCCACAGTCATACCATCAATCACACAGTCACGGTGACCACGTATGCCATGAACGTTGAGTCTGTCCTGAGAACCCTTCATACTGTGCCCTGATGCTACAACCATCGACAATATAAGTTCTTCAATCATATCTCCGTAAAAGAAACGGAGAAGTAGATTAGCACTCAATGGCTCACCAAAGCCTGGCTTGTTTACCTTGTACCAAAGCTTACGTTTACATGGTGTGCCGATAGACGAAAGAGATAGATACCCACGAGGCTCTTGAGGCTTACTAAATCTTTTGTTGGCAGACATCGCAATGTTGTTGCCTAGCATAGAACCGATAGTGCCGTTCCATCCGCCTTGTCCGTAGATCACGGACTCAAGGTCTTCAACTAATGTATCAATCTTTTTCATGTTATCTCCTTAAAAGGTAGCCCCCCGAAGGGGGCCACTAGTTGTTTTGGGAGGAGGTTAAAACAACACTTCGCTTTGTTTATTATCCACTGAGACAGGCGGCGAAGTATCACCTGATCCAGTATCCTGTACGTAATCAACCTTGTCGATTACTGTGACCTTATCAAGACGTGTACCGACGATATTGGGTCGAGATGTGTCGTAAACAGACAACTCCACCTCTACTGTAGATCCATTACCAATATAGCCATCGGTATCAAAGTTGTAAGAGCTGCCATCAGCCCAAGAAACAATAGGCGCACCACTATCCCAATCCCTTCCTGTATCAAATTTACGGATAAACTTAACCTTAGTACCACGTCCTTGTGGATCGGGTGATCCTTTCTTCATAGAACGTGAAGCCTTAAGTGCGGCTAGGTTATCATCATCCATGATGAGGTCAATAGTGCAAGCACCATTATGATCTTTATACACTCCATCGAAACCTTCCATGTCACGATTTTGTGTAAATACTTTTGCCCATTCAGCAATACCAGATAATTTTACTTTACGTGTAGCCATTTGGCCCTCCATTATTAGTGTACGTCACTATACCGTTGACCATACTGGATATCAATACCCAAGTCAACATTTAATTTAAGTTCTTGATTAAGTTTTTCAATAGCCCAGTTTAATGCATCACTATGCTCATTCTGTTCTCCTTGTTTAACTAGGTTAATAGACTCGTCATGAAACTGACCGATGATGTTTGGTCTGCGTGTTCTGTAGTAAGCAACCCACTTGTCAAAACAATACGCACCAGTAGATTGATTAAGAGTAGAGAACACATCTTTCTCATAACGAAGCGAATGCCAGAAACCACTGACGGGGTTTTGTACCCACATCTCACCGTTGATCTTTCTAATCTTTTGCGCTTCAGCAAAAGCTTTGACTGACCAGTTACGTTCCCAATATGCATCAAGTAGAGATTGCGCATGAGGGATTGCCATACCTGTAGTACGAGATAACTTAGCAGCACCTACGCCATAGGTAGCTGAATAGTTTACAACTTTGAAGTTTTTACGCATTGCTTTTAAGTCGTCTCGTTCATTTCGATTGTAGGCATCAATGTCAGATTGCGTGATAGCACCTGCATGTTTAGCCAAGTCTAGGTGTGGATCAAAACCTTCTTGCGACATCTCGTGCACATAGGCTGGATCGTAGGGGTACATATAATGCCTTTTGGTAGTATCTTCAAGGGATGTCATGTCAGCACCGCAAAGAATATATCCAGGTGGTGCAATTAAGCAACCCCTTATCTCTTTACCCCACGGTCTGTCTACCCCAGGCAGATTAACTAAAGGCTTTTTATGCTTGAAACGTAGAGTATTGGTAAGACCATCAATCTCAGCACGGACATAACCGTTGTGTTCACACTCAAGAAATGCCTCAAAGATTTTAAGTCTGTGTTGCATGACAGTCAAGCCTTCGAGAACTTCTACTGCAGGATTGTTTTCTGCAATAAGCTTTACTGAGTCTGTAAGTTCACCGTCTCTACGAACTTGCGGTATTTTTCTTTCTTCTCCAGTCTCCTTGTTCTTGTCATATTTAAACGTACATGGCTCCCAACCTAATGAGTATAACCAGTCTTTAACTTGGTCAGTAGAGTTGGGGTTAGGGTCTTCCCAACCTTTGGTCACCTCTACCTCACCATCATAGTGTGGTGGTAGCCTATGTTCTTCTAGCAGATCAAACCAACGTTGTCCATGAGCAGATGGTGTTCCATCTTTCTTGAAACAGTTTTTTGGTTTGGTCTTTTTTGTAGTCAGCCTACGCTTTGGCATAACCTGAATAAGTTCATATTCTTTTTGGGACTTTTGTTTGGTAAGGTCATCAACACATTTCTGTGCTAGCTGAATGTCCAATTTCCATCCCACTCTCTCCGCCACTGAGGCACAGTCCATCTTGAACTCTAGGTACCTGAAGAACTTGTCCAGTTTTGATTTGTCTTTGTAGATGAACATAAATCTTTTTAGAACATCTTGCCACAAGCACCAATTGATCTTTACGTCTTCCGTACATCTGTGTGCATACTCCTCTTGAGTTAGATTTTGCCAATCATCAATCTTAGGCTTGGGTATGCCAAAGTCCTCACCAAAAGATTCAAGGCCATGCTTAGACCGATCATAGTTTAGCACCCAAGACATAGGTAATGTGTCAAAGAGACGTGCTGTCACCTTGATACCTAATATCTTTTCTATAAGAGGTACATCATATCTAATAATATTGTGACCAACCAGCCCACGCTGACTGAGTATAAGATCACGCATATCAGAATAATCAAACAAAGTTTTATAGTTATCGCCATCATCGGTATAAGACAAGCAGTGTATCTTTGTAGCCTGATCAAGTAACCCGTCAGCCTCTACATCAAATACAATCATGCTGCTATTTCACTCCTTTCGTATGGAATCTCTTCACTTAAGATCGTCGTCACTGGATCGTAGTAGACTGAACCTGCCCTACCTAATTTGGAGAATGGTCGGTTTTTATCTACAATAAAATCAGTAGTGTTCTGAAGTATTTCATCCTCTGACTCTGTATCTCGTTCTATCTTTATACAGATTATTGCTTCCTCTTCAAGAGATGCTGCATACTTTGTACGCCCATCATCATTAACCTGTGATATAAATACCACACCGATGTTTAGTTCTTTGGCAAGTTGTGCCATACGTGAACCAAGTGTAGTCAACGTACTGGTAGCACCATCAACACCAGAATTAGATAGATAGGCCAGACGTTGTACGTGGTCAACAAAGATATAGTTAGCACCGAATGAAGTTACAGCTGTTCTGGTGTACTCTAGAAGATCAAGAGGATCGTCATGAGATTGCATCTCAAAGATAATCGTTCTGTTATTCTCTGAGTCAGCAATCTTGTTTGCTGCTTCATCTACTTGATCAAAAGTAAAACCATTGCGTTCTGCATCCTCATGGGTACGGACGTTGGAACCTAGCTCATAGGTAGCCATAGCACGTAGTGTGGTAGACTTCATTTCTTCCATGTGAAGTAGGGCAATCTTAACACCTTCGTTTTGTAGTAAGCCAGTCTCGAAGTAGCGGATCACCTCAGTCTTACCTGTACCACGGGGTGCTTTGATAAAAGTAAGGCCACCCTTCACCATGCCACGAATCTTTTCGTCAAGACCAGAATGACCAGTCGGTACATACTCATAAGGATTCTCACCACGAAGTGCGTTAGAGAAGTCGTCACGAGAGCAAAAGAAGTTCTCAGGGCTGTATCGCATAGGCTTCTTAGCTGCCCACATCAAGTCCTTACCATCACCTGCTTGCAGGAAGTCGTTGGCATCTTTGTGCTTGGACATAGGCACATACCAGAACTTGTCTGGGAAAGCTTGGTACAGTTTGTCAGCTGCCCTGCGTCCTGCATGGTCAAGCTCACCTGCGTAGATGATCTCTTTGAAGGACGACAGATAAAGTCTGTTGTGGGCTATGAACTTCTCACCAATACTTGCGCTGGGTAGAGACTTGACAGGAAATGTCTTGCCCAAGATTTGATACAGGGATGCAGCATCGAACTCACCCTCGGTAAGATAGATACGCTGTGATGTACCTGCGTTAAACTCTGGACCGAACAGGTGGTTCATGCCCATGCCCCGATCCTTGGTCCATGACTTGGACTTGTCGTCTACCAGTCGGTACTTGACCGTGTGTGGATACTTGTAGGCGTAACGCACAGGTCTGCTATTATCACCTAGCTGCAAGGCAATACCGTACAGTTCAGCTACGTCAGCATCGAGGCCACGTATGCCTTCATAAGTTTGTGACACTATGGGTATTTCCATAGGATTTCTCCTTTCTTTTAAAGGATATTCAGCCTTTACCCAATCATATACCTCTGGCATATCTTTGGATGGGTAGGCTCTCGAACAAGAATGACAATGACCGAAGCCATCGTCGTTCCAATTAAAAGCATCACTTGATCCGCAATCAACATACGGACAAGCTAAGTGTGGGTTATCGTTGTTTGCCACGTTGAACCTCCAATCTGAAAGCCCCCTCTGGGCTATCCATTGCACTATACAGATCTATGAGCTGTTGTAAAGACATAACTATAACGTCATTCTTTTTTGTCTTTTCGTTGTACTGCATCATGTACACACGGCCATCATCACTGATGATTACACTCACATCCTCGAACCTATCCTTCTCGTCAAGGGTACGGATGAATGCATGATCGTATTCTAACTCAACTGTGTACATTATTCTTCCTTCAAACAGAACTCACAGAACTCGTCCTTTGATAGGCCACCACAAGAGACACACTTGTTTGTACCAAACTCATACTCTGTAAGCTCATCTGTCTCATACTTTATATGATCCTCAATAAAGTCGTACACCACTTGCAAGTCTAACTTTGCTGCTGCACAGTACAGCACTAGCTTCAGCCCTTCTTCTTGCAGTAGCTTGGCACAGTTGTTATCCAAGTGGAACTGGTAGGTGGCACTGCCATCCTCGTGTTCCTCTACTTGTTCTACTCCAATCATTCCTGCGTCAGTCATCATTCTTCATACATCCTTAATGCTTCCCATGATACAGGGTATAGTTTCATCATTACATCTTCGACCTTCTCAGCTACAACTCGTGTCTCTGCTTGTGTGTCCTCTTTTAGCCGTAGTCCACACATCTTAGCAAAGGCATACAACGTACCAGACCAGTACCACTCAGTCATCATAGACTGTGGAAGCACCATACGGGCTTGTTCAGGTGCTACACCCTCATCAATAAGTTGTTTGTACATCATCAAAGCATTTTTGTTATAGTATAACACATTGGCATTGCTTTCTACCTCACCATAACTACCTTGCTTCTTGTCCTCGGAACGGCCTCGCCAGACAGGTGCCTCGTACAATTCAGGTTCAACATCAACGTACCTACGGCTGATCTCGTTCCACGGCATGTACTCATGCTTGACTAGCTGCCGTGCTACAAACACTGGTGCCTTGACATGGAACGTAGTGAACGTGTGGTTGAACGGTGACTTGTGCTTATGCTTTGCAAGGTACTTGATCAGTCTATCATCTTTGTACTGCAACACCTTCGGCTCACCCATGTGTACACGGGGCATGTAGTCTGACTTCTTACCGAAGCTAACACGGGCGGCGTTGACCACAGATAAGTCATCCCCCATGTGGTCTACATATGTTACTTCAATCATTCAATATCTCCTTTGCAAACTCTTTTGCCTCTTCAAGGTCTTCAAAAGATTGCCTAGTAGCACCAACCAACCATTTTACTTTTTGTTCATCAGGACTCCAAAGCTGCTGAACATATATTAGACGGTTCTTTGATGGTGAGTACGCAATGTAAGACTTATCGGAACCTTTCACACCTCTATGAAGTTTATTAGTCCACCAAATACCTTCATGTGGCTGTGTCTTTGACCACTTAGCCGCACTGTGGCCTATTACTTTTGACGCAGGTATCATTTTACATTCACCTCCAAACAAGCAACTGCCTCACCCTGATGCGTCACCAAGACCTGTGCATCATTGAGTGCAGTAATGCAATCTTCCTTCTTTGAAAAGGAACTGAGTTGATAATACTCCACGCCTTGGCTATTTGTCAACTGGAACCATATCAGTACCCAAATCATTTCTTCCTCCTTTGTGTTTACGTTTACGTTCAGGCTTGGGTTTCTTCTTATTAGGAATTACCTGCTGTTTATACTTAGGTTGACGCAAGTCCCTAGCCATAGGGTTTCTACTGGATTGGTCCTTCATACCAGTCATCCCATGTGTTTGCAAGCTGTTTATGAAACTCTACATCAGCTGCCAATAAATATAAAAGATGAGCAAGCTCAGGTGCAAACTCATCCTCAAGTGTTCCATCTTGGAAACACTTACCCCAGTGGCGGAATGTATCCGCAGGTATCTCTCTAAGTTTCTTCATTCTCTTCTGTCTCCTCACCTACTTTAAATGTTACAGTGACATAACCGAACTCATCCGTAACCCATACCTCGTGAATTGGACAAGTACGAAGCCACTCCCAAAACTCTTCTCTAGTCATTCTCTTTGTCTCCTATCTAGTGCAGCTCTTGCAGTCTTCAAGCTGAACTTGTTGTAAGGGTTGAGGCTCTGAACATTCTTATGCCCAGATACCGATTGAATTGCAAGGTGATCTACCCCACTCTCGATCATCTGCACAATGGCAGTCTTTCTCAGGTCACCCACTCTGAGGTCATCAGGAAGCCCTGCAGTGGCCTTAACTTCTCCAAGCAGGGTAGTCATCTGAGAAATCGTTAGCGGCCTGTAGGCGTTGTCCTGTGGCCTGTGGTGGGGCACTACGTATGGTTGGAAGTCCCAGTCCTCTTTCTGCTGCTTGAGCATATCAATTAAGTTATCAGGAATTGGTAGTTCAACGGTAGCACCACGTTTAGTTTGAGTGATTATTACTACACCCTCATCAAGATCTAACTGATCCCAAGTTAGGTTACGTATGTCTACTGGACGTTGACCCCACTCGTAACACATCAGGACAATCAGTCCGATGTTTCTCCAATTAAAGTTGGTAAAGGCAGTGTCAAGAAACCTCATGACCTGCTCGTGTGTCCAGATCACAGACCGTGGTTCACTCGTGCGTTTACGTACCCGTGACATAGGATTGACTGTGAGCTTCTCCATTGTGATCAAATAGTTCATAAGTACAGAAAAGATACGTGCATTGTGATTCGCATTGGCAGTGGATGTTTCCAACTCCCAAGTATCATACACCTCAGTACACAACGGTACGTTGATGTTCTTGATGCTGATGTTGCCCAAGGTTCTACCACCTACAAGCATACGACAGAATGATAATAGAGCAGACTCATAACCTTTTTGTGATGAAGCTGCGAGTGATGCAAACTGTCTTGTGTGTAGGTACTCGTCTACTGCTGTCTTGAATCTCATATCTTTCCTATCCAGTGCGAACAATCATCATGTGGATCATCCATGTTACATCCCCCATAAGTTGGCCTACCCTGCAGGACTCGAACCTGCAACCTGCTGATTAGAAGTCAGCTGCTCTATCCAGTTGAGCTAAGGGTAGCGAACTTATAGTTATACTTAAAGTATTTATTATTTCTATAATAAATATTAAATACCTTAAGTTACTTTAAGTATATATAGTAACCCTAAAGTAGTTGTCAAGGGGTTACCCTAAATATTTTTTACCTCGTCTGTAAGAGTAGCTATCGTAGTAGTTGTAATAGGTAGACATATCGTCTATCTGACACTCCTCCATGAGGCTGTAAGGGGTGAATCCGTACTGATCAAGAAGCTCTGCAACTTTGTGTGGGTAGTCGATGATAAGTGATTCCAAAGAACACACGTTCTCCTCGTCAATAGAAGGTTGATAACCTTTGCTTTGAGTACGGTATGTATACAGGTCATCGACAACGGATGGATCACGCTTGAACACAAGCTGTGTCCAGTCAGCTAGACACAAGGCAGTCAGCAAAGTGTCAGCAAAATCAAGGTCTTGCGTCTCGTTGACACCATGCTGTCCATAATACCCGACACTGATATTGGTACACTCAGACACGTCAAGTGCATACTCGTTGCTGTCAGTGTATGAGCCACCGTCATCAGCCTTGAGTTGTGGCAGATTGAGTGCCTTGGCAAAGGATACAGCAAAGGCATCAGATGCAGTACGCAAGCCCATCTGGTGTGTGATCACTGACTCTGTACCGTAACGGTCAAAGCTGATCACTGCGTCAATATGACCAAGCCACTCAGGGAAGTCATTGACAAGTGCACGGCTACCCTTACAGCCAACTTCCTCGGCAGCATGTACGACATACACACCCTCGACACCGTAGTCGATCATGCCAAGCATAAGCCATACGCCAGTGGTACAGTCAGCACCAAGGCAGCTGGACTTTTTGGCATCAGCAACAGACACAACGTCATTCATCACGATAAGCTGCTGCATACCCTCATCTCTGTGGACAGTGTCATGGTGTGCAGTAAAGCACAGGTTGGGCTTGTCACCTACGATGTGTATGTAGTTGCCATGCTTGTCTGGTCTACCGAACGTAGGTTCGAGAAACCGTTTACAAAATTCTCGTTGCGTTAGGCTACCCTCTGGGCGTTTGTAACGCAGCATTTCAATTAAACTATAGCTCATATTTCTAACTCCTCTTGAACTGGTTCCCATTCATCATCTTTATTTTTCTGCCAGATATTTCCGTCAGCATCTAACTCTTCTTTGGATACTGTCTCACCGTTGACAAGGTTACACATCTGATCATTGGGGTAAAGCTCACTGCACCAATCGGATGTGAAGTACTCGTCAATGTTATCGGGTGAGATATACTCGTCTTCATACTCACAGTAGACAACGTCATCGACATGCCACCACTCGTGATCAGTACACATGATGAATGTGTCACCGTCATTGACGATACCCTCGTAGACTTGCACTGACTCGTGTTGACCACCATAACCGACACGCCAACAGACAATGGTCTGATCTTGGTGGACTGTCTCTTGCCAGTAGTCACAGTACACATGCTCGTCATAGTAACAGGACTCGCAGTAGTGTTCACCAGTGTGCTCGGAATACCAGTACTCATCCTCAGACAAGTTCTCGTTACACTGGGAACATGATGTGTGATGACCGCCAAGTACACCTTGATAGACACTGGCGTCAATCTCACCCATACGACTGACCTCAAGGTGATCATCCATATCAAGTAATGCTTGCGGTGTCAAGTCTAAGTATGGGCCGATGAAGCCACCGTCATACTCGACACGCTTGAGCTTGGCACCGATCCATGAAGTCTCATGACCAGTACGAGCACCCATCAGTGCTAGACGTTCCTCAATACAGTCAATGGCTTGCTCAGATACACCGTATATTGGCCCTGCTTGTGGTGGTACATTGTTGGTGTATACAACACAACGGCCAGCCACCAAGTCGTTTTGGTCAAGGGCATAGACGATGGTAAAGTCACCACTTGCGTACGCCTCAGCAGGATGCATAGGAAGGTGGTCGAAGTCGTAACGCATACAGC